GGGCGGAGCCCCCGAGTTTTGTGGCTCCCCGATAAATCGAGCAACGCAGCGAACCCGCAGGGCCGCGTAGTCGGGTGCCCGGGGGGATTGCTAAGGGGGGCTGGGCAAGCAGCCCCCCTTGGCTCGCTGTAGCGCCGCGCGATATTCAGCAGGAGTGCGCGCGATATTTGACGCTGAACAACCGTTGCTCTGTGAGAAAGGGAATTTCAAAACGGTCACGCCGAAAGCAGCTGGTGCACAACTTCAGCAATAGGAGTCCAGGCGTACACATCCCCTCGAAGATTGGGATCGCCATCGGCGTGTTTCTCTACCAGCCCCAGCGATATCAGTCCTCTCAAAACGGGTTGGTTGCGCCCTCTAGGGTTAAGGGTAAACAACCGCTTCAATCTATGGTTATCCAGAGTTAATACCTTTGGATTGGCACTAGTCTCCATGAGCAAACCAGCCTCATCCGCTGATACATCCCGGATGACACGAGCCACGTGGGCATAATTGAATGGATCGATATCCACGCTCAGGCTGTTTCTGATGACATGCCGAAGGTAATCAAGCTTCTCTTGATTGATGGTTTGAAAGGCACACGCGACAGCGTCCCCGACAAGCTGGTACTGGGCATCACTCATCTCATCAAGCCTTTGCTCCAGTCCTCTCAGATCATCGCTGACGTCATTGATGAACTTGGCAAGACGCTCCTCGTGACGACGCGCTGCGAGTGTGCCTGTGAGGATCGGGAGGAACATGGCAGCTCCAACTGATGCCCCGGCCGCCACCGCTGTCGCGGCAGCAGTGACTGCCGGATGGCTTGCAACCTGCTCCAGTGCGGTCGGTTTGTAGTCGTCCTTGTTGATTGCCATTCCAGCTGCCTCCCTTGATGTGAGGAGTCAGAATAGCCCAGCCGGCTCGGCGCTGATATCCCAGCTGAAGATCAGCACCTCCGAGGCGTTGCTGCCTTTGCCTCCGCCGACTGTGTACTTGATGTCGGTCGCTTCGATGTGGAAGTCGGCGAAGCACCGGCGGATGTCGGGATGGTCGTTGAGGCTGATGATGGCTTTGCCTTTGAGTGCCTTCAGCATCGCAGCCATCTCTTCGTATTGCTCGAAACCGAATGGCACGCCGTACCCTTCGGTCTCCCAGTACGGTGGGTCGCAGTAGAAGAAGGTGTGCTCCCGGTCGTACTTGCGCATGCAGTCCTGCCAGCTCAGGTGCTCGATGTAGGTGTTGCTGAGCCGTAGGTGCGCGGCCGACAGGCTCTCCTCCAGCCGCAGCAGGTTCAGGCCCGGTGGGGTTGTGGTGGCGGTGCCGTAGCTCTGGCCATCGACGCGACCGCCAAAGGCGCTCTGCTGAAGGTAGTAAAACCGGGCGGCGCGCTGGATGTCCGTGAGGGTTGCCGGGTTGGTGTCCTGGAGCCACTTGAACACTTGGCGGCTGCTGAGTGCCCACTTGAACTGCCTGACGAACTCCTCCAGATGCACCTGGACGACGCGGTACAGGTTGACCAGGTCGCCGTTGACGTCGTTCAGCACCTCGACGTCGGCCGGCACCGATCGGAGGAAGTACAGTGCTGCACCTCCGGCGAACGGCTCGACGTAGCAGCTGTGACGGGGAAACAGCGGGAAGATGCGGTCGGCAAGACGTCGCTTGCCGCCGATCCAGGGGATGATGGGCTGTGCCATGTAAACCTCCAGTCGGCGCTCGGGGCGCTCGCTTTGAGGCTCATGGCCTTCTTTGGTTGAGTGTCCCGCAGCGGGGGCACTTGATCTCGATGATGCTGCCTTGGTCGATCTTGGCCAGGAGCCGTGAACAACGACCACAACGTAGCTCTTTCAACATCTGCAAAGCCTTTTCAATTCTGATAGCCTTGCCCCGCACTCGCGAGTGTGGGGGGCCTTGGCTGGCTTGCAGCTACTTCTGCTTGTTAGCGTCCGGGTCAGGTGTTGGCGCACCTGGCTCGGTCGCCTCCTTTTACTGGTTCAGGAAAGGGAGTGATGCCGGCGTGAAAGCGTCTATGTATCTGCACTCTTGCGTAATACGCACCTCGTCAAAATCTGCATCCGATCCGGTCGGCGCGTAGCTGCCATTTTTGTTGAGTCCTATATAGAAAGGTCCGGCAGCGTTAACCCAGCCCTGACATGCAAACTCGAACTCGAGATTGCCCGCAAGAAAGCCTCTCGCAACGGTACCATCGAACGAAACAGCCCAATGGACGAATTCATCTAACGTAATTGTTGTCGTACCGGAAACGTCAAACGACCCTGCACCAACCGATGCACCGCGCCCAAATCTGAGCTTGCCGGACGTAATCGAAATGAACTGATCCCCGCCGCCTTTATTCGCAGCCTGCGTCGCCAGCGCATGCGTCACTAAGCCACCCGCGCGAGTAATAGATGGAACCCTCACATACGACTCAATCGTGAATGGCTCTCCCGTCTGCAGCACCCCTCTAGCAGTGCTCAGCCCTGATGAGTTTCCGCGGACACTCAACGCAGTGCCGAACCCCGGCGCAGAAGTTACCCTGCTTATCTCTGAGCCACTTACACTCCATAATCGCCCGGTCTCATCAATAAAATCAGGAGAGCCTGCTGGTTCGTCGAATCGCAAGAGGCTCACCACGCTTTCCCAATGAGGATCGCTTTCTAGAGGTTCGCCCAAACTAAACTCCGCAGTCAGAGCCTGCAGAGACTCTAACCCTCCACGAACCGAGCTGACCGCTACTTGGCCCACCCCCGCGGTAGTGCTGGGCGTCCACGTGAAGCTGGTGCTGGACGTGTCCAGTAGCTCGGTATCGAGGGTATCGTTCACATAGCAGCGAACGTTGTAGGTCACGCCGGCTTCTGGGCCAATGGCGGCAGCGGATGTATCAAACAGCTGGTCTGACTGCATTACCCGGTCGCGGGCGACCCAAGTGAAGGCGACGTCCCCCAGCACCTCCTCGGGGTACGCCACGCCGCCGATCAGTAGCCCAGCGGGTGGATAAGGCCGATAGTGCCGCTGGTCCAGCTCGACAGTCAGTACCGTTGCGTTGGTAAGGGGCAGTTCGTCAATAGTGGTTCGGGTGAGCAATGCAGCGCTGACGGTCTCGCCGTCCAGGTACTGCGCTCCGTCTGTTGATGCCCAGTCACCGCAGAACCAGATCCGGCTGTTTGCATCATGCTGCCACGGCACGGTGTCTGCGCAGCCTCGTCCGAGGGTTATAGTCAGCGCCTCCTCGTCGATGGCGTCTACGCGCACGATCTCTTCGTCCCACAGTGCCCAGCTGCCCACTTCAACAAGGTCAAGCCTCGACGCTGCAGTTAAGGTGAACGATGTATCAATGTAGCCTGCTGCCTCAACAATCAGCGCCGACGGACACCATTCCCCGGTACTTGTCTCGGTCAGCTCGCCCCCTTCCTGAGCTGTGTAAAGGGTATAGTCGAGGCCGCTGGATGGTTCAGTCGCCATGGACATGATCACGCCCGTGTCATCGGGATAAACAGCAAGGTCGGCTGCAGACAGGTTGGCGACAACTTCGACGTATGGAGCCTCAATGAGACGCTGGGCAGGTGGCGCGGCCGGCGGAGTGTAGAGCGGTGGCGTCTGACTTGGCTGGGACTCTACATAGGTCGTTTCAGGCATCGAGTAGACGTCCTCGACAACCTTCATTTTGATTTGCCCGTCCTTGACGTTCCCGTAGTCGATGTCACCCAGCACGACAATCATGTCAGCAACACCATCCTCCGGGGCCTGCAAGCGGACCTTTTGACCCTTTCTCAGGCGCCAAATGTCATTACGCCGATTAGTTGTGAGCGTACCCTTTGTCAACGGGGTTGCGCGGGCGGCGAGATCTCGCGCCTGGACTCGCAGTGCGAGTGACTCAACGGGAATTTCCGGGTATTTGATAGTTTCCGAGATGACCTGCCCAGCCGCATGGACTGCACCCCGAGACTGCATTGGCGGGGTGGATTTCTTGACGTTGTTCTCGACGTCGTACCACTCAACAACCAGTTCGTTCACCTGTTCGGTGATGGCCGACGGTTCAAGCGTCAAAGACTTGATGTCATCGCTTTCGATCACCGGCAGTGATTCAGGGTCGTCTGTCCGGCGGATCAGGTCCAGGTAGTACTGGCCGTCTTCACGAGACTGGGTAAGAGCGCCACCGATAACGTCCAGGATGCGTTGCTGGAAGTCTTCGATGTCCTCATCAAAATCATAGGTTGTGCATACCCCAAAGCCCTCTTCATACAGCGTATCAGCAGCTGCCCTGAAGGAAGCATCGTTAATGAGCGCCGTCGGCTCGCCCTGCATATCTCTGGCTGTGAGAGAGTCATAAAGGACATGAGCGGGGTTCATCGCAACAACACCACCTTTCCAGACGCGCAATGACAGCCCGCCGCGGTTATCGCTTACGGGCGTGTCGTAGAGCCAGAATGTGTAAGAGGTGGAGCCTGACAGGACGACGTAGTCGTAACGGTATGCGCTGTCTGCTTGCTCGGGGGTTACATATCGCTTTGCTGGATCCTGACCACTCCAATACTGCGTTGTAGCTCCTTGGTCGTCAGTCACCCAGAAACCGTTCGACCACGGCCGGCCGAGGGCAGCTGGCTCATTGTCATCATCCCAATATGACCAAGCCTTATATGTCAGACCTGCAGGCTTGCTAACAATCAACTGATCATTAGCGCTGAACCCGCTATTGATAGTCACACCAGCATAAGGACCGAGCGACGCGCTTGTTGCAGGGAACGCAAGATCGTCAATAAGGGCCAACTCAGGCACCAACACGATCTCCGCCTTCTCCGGATACCAAGGCGTATCGTTATCCCACCCCTGGAGAATGCGCCGCACCTTGAACTCTGCGCGCTTGGGATACGGATTCATCGCGCCCCAGCGCCCGCCACGCCAGATCGCCATCGCTTTGCCCCGATACGATGGCTGATCGCTGCCGAGCTGGGCTGCGAGATAATCATTCGGCTGCTGATCAGCGTCACCCATCTGCAGATCCATGTACCCCAGCAGGCCACCCTCTTTCTTCTGCCCGCCCCACAGGTTCAGGGCGTTGACGTAGATCCGGCTGGTCTGTGTGACGATACCGCGCCAAGCTGTGCGGCCGCCCGCACGAAATTCAAGCACTGCATCCAGCCGGCCCAGGGAGAGTGCGAACGCCTGCAGGTACTTGTACCAGTAGCCGACCGTTTGGGTTTTGCTGCCGCCACCGCTCATGCCCGACGCTCCTGCTCGATCCGCTCTGACTCATGCGCCCACTCAACCAACGCCAGGGCAAGACCATCACCGGTTGCCAGGAAGTCCTGCTCATCAATGCCGCCATGGCGGAAGGCGTACCAGTCCAGGTTGTGACGCTTAAAAAAATCACGGGCCTTGGTATTGCACCAGCCTGGCTTCTTGCCGGTACCGGGGATCGTATGCAGATGCTTGAGGGTGATCTTCACTTCTTTCCTCCCTTGGAGCGGATCGGGATGGTGCCCATCTTCTTGAACGCAACCAGCGACGGCTCTTTGATCCAGACGGTGCCGTAGACCTTACGAAGCTTTACCCCTTCCTTCGTGGTCGGGGTGTTGCCTTCCTGGACTGCTGGAGCCTCTGGCTTTGGTCTCAGTGCCTGGATAATCACCGACACAATGACAATGGCCGCTAGCGCTATCCACATGACTTATCTCCTCACCAGACAGGGTCGCCGGAATACGGGTTTTCCACCGGCATGTGCAGGTTGCCGCCGTAATTGATTTGATTCTCAAGCTGGCCGCATGCAGCCCACGTGTGGGCACAGCCGGGGTACGCAGTGACAACCAAGTCGACGGCAAGATCCAGCGCGCCGTAGTCGATTGTGATGGTGTCGCCAGAGTGCTCGCGGATTGTGCGGATCTCAGTCGCGCCGTCTGCGCGCACCCACTCGATAAAGCCGCCGGCTAGCCGGCCGGACGCATACGAGGTGAACTCGGCTGCAGTCAGGGTCAGGCCGCTGAGTGCGGTCAGGGTCGCGTCGAACTTAAGGGGCGCGGTATACGCCGTCAGTTCAAGGTCGACGAGCAGCTGGGCATCCCAGCTTTCCAGGGTGATGGTCTGGCCGCTGTGGCTGACGATCGGGATCTGGTGGAGTACTTCCTCGGTATCGGTCCACTCGACCATTCCGCCCGCCATGTTGCGCGGTGCGTCTGCAAACTCGGCGGCAGTGATTGTGAGCGTCAGCTCGGCGACGTCGGTCAGGGTGCCCGGTACCGGAACGGCGTTCGGGTCCAGATTGCACAGGCCGGGGCCTTTGCCATAGACGACCAGGTCGCAGCCAACCGTGAGGCGGCGCGGCGATCCGGTGCGGCGGCCGCGGGTCATGGTCGGCTCGCATGTCAGCTCCAACAGGTCATCCTTGAACACGCTGCCGACCACGCGGCCCTGTGCCTCGACGAGGGTTTCGGTCTCGCCAACATGCCGGCACAGCACAGTCAGGGTGATGACCTCGCTGGGAGAGTACGGCAGCCAGTTGGCGGCCACCGCGGCTGTGCGCGGTAGCTCGACCTTGAAGGACCGGCGACCCTTTTCGCTGCCTTGCCGCACCTGCGGCGGCTTGATCGGCAGCGGTGTGTACTCGTCCTCACCGAGCGTCTGGATGCGATCCGCCGAGGTGTAGCACCAGGTGATGGGCCCGCGCGCGAAGCGATAGAACAGCACCGGCTTGCCGCCGAACCAGGAACCTTCAAGCAGACTCACGACGTACCCCCAGAAAATCCAGTTTCACCTCAGTCAGACCGTCGCCGTCGGTCTCGTGCAGCAGCTCGACGCGGTCGCTGGCCAGCTCGCTCAGCGCCACGAACGAAACAATCAGCACCTGGTTCGGCTGGACGGCGCGGCCGAGGGCTGAGTCGATGGTCAGGGTTTCGGTGGCCCCAGCTTCGACGGCTGCGGTAATGCGGCGGTAGAGCACGGTGCCGTCAGTCAGCTCGATGCGGATGTCGCGGCGGCCCGGCTGGGCGCGGCCAAACAGGCTGTAGCCGGCCCACTCGATGGTGATGGTGGTGGCCACCGCCGTTACTGGGGCGACGATCAGCAGATCCTGTGCCCAGCTCGGTACCCACACATGGCCAGCGCGGCCGCGCAGGCCGTACAGCAGCGAGCGCATGGCGGCCAGTTCGGCGCGGCTGCCCAGCAGGTAGCGCAGGGACTGCTCGCGGAAGGCGCGGCCTGGGCGGTCGATGATGGTGATCGCGCCAGTGTCTTCGTCGATGACGTTGGTCATACGAGCGAAGCTGCTCTTCAGGTCGTCGCCGGTGTCCGGTCGCATGTCGAGCACCGGCCAGCCCTGGTACATGGTGGCAGGCAGCACGGCTGGCCAGTCGCTCGGCTCCTCGATCTGCATGACGACAGACCGGGTGCCGGCGGTGTCGGTCCATGCGGCTTCCTCCGGCTGGCGGTCGAGACGCGCAAGGCGCACCGGGTACAGGCGCGAGCCTGCAGGCCAGGCGCGATCGGTCGGCAGGCCGGTGGTGATGTAGTCCTCGCCGACGTCCTCGATCGCGGCAAGCCACCAGTTGTTCACCGAGGCCCAGACGACGACCAGGCTGTCGGCTAAAAGCTCAAAACCTTCTGTCTTGCAGGGGATGGTGTCGACGCCGGCATCGAGCGCCGGCAGCAGCTGCACGTCGTGCCAGATTGGTAGCAGCCAGTAGTCGCTGCCGTGGTCGGCGAGGATCATGTCCACAACGCGGCGACTCTGGTCGTCGGCGATCACTTCAAAGGTGAACTGGCGGCGCGGGCCGAGGCGCAGTTCGCGCTTCTGCTTGGCACCGGTGCGGGCCTCCAGTACATCGGTCAGCCACTCCAGCTGCTCGCGCACCCCGGCGTCCCAATCCGGCGGCACGGGCCACAACACGTACCCGTCTTCTACATAGCTCATGTGGTCAGCGCGCTCTGCATGGCGGTGGCGTTGTTGGCGGTCATTTGAATCAGCACGTCGGTGAAGCCGGGTGAGCTGCCGAGCCGGCTCGCAACCTCTTCAATGTCGAAGAGCGCGGCGAACCTGAAGTTGTTTGCCACGTTGGCAGTCAGCGCGCTTTCTTCAGACATACGGCCGCCATCAAACACCGGCGACGGCGCTGCAGGTGCCGGGGTGCCAGCCAGCCCGCCGGTCGAGTGGTAAACGGTGCCGGCCCAGTCATCGAGCGCGGACATGCCGCGCTGGTTGAAGTCCTCCAAAAACGACAGCGCACCAGGTTGTTTAACGACAGCCGCGCGGGTGATGAACTCCTCGTCACTGAGCCATGCGGGGATGCTGTCGCTGGTATTGGTGCCGGCGCCACGCACCTGGCCACCGGTGTTAAACGACTGCGCCATCGCCAGCGCTGCCAGCACAGCAGCGATACCGATCGCGGCAGCGGCACCGAAGGAGCCGATCGACGCGGTGGTCGCGGCGGGTGCCCATGCTGATGTGGTGGTCGCGGCCGCGCCTGCTTGCCCGGTTGCGGCCGTGTTGGCTGCGGCAACCGATGAAGTTGCTCGGGCAATGTCTGCCGTCTTCTGGGCGTTGGTGACCGTCTGAATCGACATGACTTGCTGGGTCGTCAACTGCTGGATAGCTTGCGCCTGTTCAGCTGCGCCGCCATTGAAGAGGTCCAACACTCTTTGGGTGGCCATGTCGGCCAACTGCTCACTCGCCATTCTGGCCATAGAATCTGCAATGCCTAAGACCAAGGACTCCAGGGCATCGCGCAGGCTCATGGTGCCGTCCACCAAGCCCATGATTGATTCTTCCAGTCCACCCTGTAGACCGTCGCGGAAGGCAATTGCCACCTCATCTGCCGTGTACTTAAGGAGCTCCAGCTCGGCCCGGATACGCTCGGCCTCCTCCAGATAAGCCGGGTTGCCGGTTTGTTCAGCAAACCCTTCTATCAGAACCAAAAGGTTTTCTAGCTCCTTCGCCTGCTTTTGGTGTTCCTGAACGATCCTTCGACGGGCCTCGCCTTCGGTGATAAGGCCCGCGTTCACTTGTGCTTGTATCGTCTGTTCACGGCGGCTTGTGTCGTTAAAGACGCGATCCAACTCTTTTTGCATGCTAGAGAGCTCGGTCCGTGCCTGCTCTCCATTGATTAGAGCTTTGACTATTTCAACACCGGCAGTATCTGCACGCTCCTGCAGGCGTTTCATCAGCTCCCCGTAGCGCTGCTCCAATTCCAGAGCAACAGCCTCGGACTCCTTGCCTTGGGCACGTAATAGCTGGGTTTGCAGCTCTGCAATCGTCTTCGCGTCCGCCTCCATTGCCAAACGCTCTTCCTCCGCAGCGAGCATCTCGGATGCGGCTTGCGCACGCTCCAGTAGCGCGCCGGTCAGGCCCTTTTCGGCAATCTCGGCTTCGCGCGTTTGGGCTGTGTTCAGGCCGATCAGCGATGCTTGGCGTTCCAGGTTGGCGACAAAGCTGAGCTGTGTACTGGCCAGCTTTTCGGTGGCCTTGCGCTGCTCATCGGATGCCGCGGCGTTGGCCTTGGCCTGGTCAAGCTGGCGGGCCTGGGTGAGCAGCAGCTCTTGGTGCTCGGGGATCAGTTCGCCCAGCTCGCCGGATTCGATGGCGTAGCGGGTTTTGGCTTCCTCGGTGATCAGGCCAATGGTCTCGGCCTGCTTTTTGAGGTTGTCCAGCAGCTTCTGGGCCTCGGCGTTGAGCACCGGGTCTTGGGCGGGCACCACCACGCCGCCCGTTGGCAGCTCGGTGCTCGGGCCTTGTTCAGCCGCGTCAGCCAAAACCCGTTTGATGCGAGCAACCTCCGCGCGGATCTCGTCTTCGCTCACCCAACTGACAATCCCGTCGGGGCCGAAGAAGCGAATACGCTCACCAACATTGAATAGCGACTTGTCATCAAGCAGGTTCTGCAGGTCATCCAGGCGTGTCTTGAGCGCCTCGGTTTCCTTATCGCTGATGTCGGTTCCCAGGCGGTCCAGGAATAGCAGAAAGTTGCCACCCTCAGCCGCTGCTGATGCCAGCGCACCGGTCAAGCGAATCAGCGTGCTAACCAGTTTGTCCGCTCCCTGCGCTGTTGCTGGATCGGCAAGGATTGAGGTCAGCCGCTCGATCTCCTGCGAGCTTTCCTTGAGGCCGGACTTGCCCTCCAGAAGATCGCCGAAGGCATTTTTCAGCCCTTGGATGGCGCCGCCAAAGCTATCTCGTGCGGCGCGCGCGCTGCCGCCGTATTGGCCTTCAAGTACCTCAAGGATCAGGGTCTGTGCTTCAGCCATCCGGCCTGATTCAGCCAGCGCCTTGACCATGTTGCCCTGTTCTTCGGTGAGCGTTGCCCCTACGCGGTTGAGCGCGGTGATGCCCCGAACGGGATCTTCCAGGGCCTTGCCGAGCATCGTCGCGGATGCGCCGAGGTCTTGCTGCATCGCGGTGCTCAGATCCAGAACCATGCTTAATGCACGAGGGAATACGTCGCTGCCAATCTGCTTGAAGCTAAGCAGCAGCGACTGCGCCGGGATGATGGCCTCGTCGCCGTAGGTGGTGACCTGCTGCAGCGCACTGGCCATGCTCAGCAGTTGGTCCCGGTTCAAGCCGGCCGCGCCGCCGGTTGCCCTGAGCGTCGCTTCAAGTTGCTTGGTGACGCGCTCCTGCTCAACGGTTGCGGCAATCACGGCTTTGTAGACGACACCGCCGGCAAAGGCCGCAGCGACCTTGCCGAGGGTGGCGCCGAGCTTCTCCATGTCGGAGTTGGTGCGTTTAGCCTGGTCGCCGGCATCGTCCAGTTCATTCTCCAACTGATCGAGCTGCTGCATGGCCTGCTTCATGTCAGCCCGGATGCGCATTGCCAGTTCGAGTTTTGTGCTCATGGAGTACCTGATTGCCTGAGGGGATTCAGGTTCAGGGTGCCCGGTTGCTCGCTGTGAGTAATTTGAACAAGGGCAAAAAGAAAGCGCCGAGGTGCTCGGGGCACTCTGGGCGCTGAAGGTTTCCTTTAATCCACCTTGGCGGTGTCCTGCCGCCTCCCTGGACTCGGCCTACCGCAACAACTTCTGCAGGTGGTCAGCGGCTTTCTTGCCGCCACCGACCGCCAGATTCATGTCCTGCATTCGGCCTGCGCGGTCCAGCCGGTCAACGGCCAGGGCGCGCTCGTAATACAGCATCAACTGCCGGCGTGTGTAGCGTCCGAGGTCGCACTCTCTGTGGCCGTGCCGGATGAGGGTGGCGTAGATGTCGCCCCACCGGCTTTTCCGGCCCGCGCCTGCACCCTGGCCACCGCTACGCGGCTGATCGCGGTGCGCCAGTAGAAAGGGCCGTTCACCTTCCACCAGGCATCAGCTAGCCGGGTGCCATCTGTTTGATTGAGCCCAGCCACAAAGGCGACGTCCGTGTCGCTGGCCACGGCCAGCAGCTCCTGAAACTCGTCTATGTGGTTGCCCATCAGGTCGAGCACCTGGTCGTTGGTGGGCTGCGTCGTCAGCCCGATCAGCGCCTCCATGTCCTTGAGCATGGGCTCAATGATGGGCCGCACTCGCAGCCCCTCAATAAACCCATACTCGCGGATGACCAGGTCACGGCCGCCAACGCTTAACGGTAACTCGGGGTGCAGCACTTGCAGGTCATCTGCACCCTCTGTACCAGGCTTTGGTTTCTTCTTCGCGCGGGAGGCCATCAGGCGGCCGCCTCAACAAAGCGGCCAAAGCCGCCGAGCACATCATCAGCCAGCTTGGCCACGTCCACCAAGGCAGCCCCGGTCAGCGGCAGGTTGCCGTACTCGTCGGTGATCATGTTCAGGTCGCCCGGCGGGTTGAAGATGGTGCGGTACAACTCGAACACCGTCCGTTCGCCGTTCTCGGTATTGATGCCGTCAAACATCAGCCAGCGCTCCTTGGGCTGCTCGGAGAACAGGGCCATTGAAACCGCGTTGCCGTAGCTGTAATCCGCCTCGATCTGCGACGCCTGCGCGGTCAGCATCTCAACCAAACCGGCGGGGGCTGACTCGATGCGGTAGTCGGTATCCGCCACCAGCGGCGTCCCACCGTTGTCCAGCACCAAAGAGCTGATAAAACGCTCATTCAGCCGAATGACGTCGCCGGGCGCCAGGGGCATTGGCAGCTCCTCGCCGGTCACATCGTCGCCGGTAACGGCCACCTGCTGGGCATAGAACGCCATCGCGATGTTGTGCAGCGTCCACTCGTCCAAGGTGATATTGATATTGACCGTCTTGGCACCGGCCAGACGACCGATCTGCAGGCGGTTGCCCGAGAACGAGTCGGTCTTATCGGTGTTGGTGGTGTTGATCTGCAGCTGCAGCTGCGGCGCGTTGCCCAACCAGGTGAACGCCAGAGGCATGCCGACAGCTGAGCGCTCGGCCAGCCAGATCTTGCCTTGAAAGCTAAACAGGCTCATGGGTTACTCCTTGTTGGCTTTAGCCGGCGCGGGCTTAACAGCAGGCGCGGCAGGTTCATCGGTAGCTACCTTGCCCAGGGACATGAGCCAGCTTTTCTGGCGGGCGTTGACGTCGATCTTGTCGCCAACGGCGCACTGGCGCCCCTTATGGGTATGTGGCTTGAGCAGCACAACTTCTTCCAGTTGCTGCTGCGGTTGCTTCTTGTCGGTCACGGGGCACCCCCTATGAAATGTTGCGTTGAATACACCTCGGCCCAGAGCAGCGTGCTACGGTCGTAATCGAGCACGTCACCTCGTGACCATTGCACCGGCCGTGCGCCTGGCACCTCCGGCGTCCAGCCCATCAAGCGATTGCGCACTGCGCCCAGAATCGGACGCAGCTCCTGCAGGGTCCGCTCACCGCGCTGATCGCCGTAATTGCGCACAGCGAGCACCACACCGAAGGTCACGATGGCGCGCTGCCGGCCACCCGGTTTCACCTGCGCATCGTCGGCCCGCTCCTGGAGCAGCAGCACATAGGCGGACGGCACACGAAAGTCCTTCAAGCTGGTCACCGCTGCGTACTCAGCGGCACCCTGAATGCCGTCCAGCTCTTCCAGGCTGGCCAGGCGATCGATCACCGCTTGAATGTCGAACGGCTCACTCATGTTCAAAAGTCCCTCAGCGCGTCGCGGCTGAAGGTACGCGGCGGTGCCGAGACAATCGGCGCGCCACTGGTGGTTGGTGTCAGCGGGTCATCGGCTCCCAGGCTGAACTGGCCGCTGGCAACCTGCTGCAGAAACTTCAGCGCGTCGCGGTAGTCGCGCACGATCGGATCGTTCTGCTCGCCGCTGATGCGGTCCTTGTGCAGGTGGTAGCGGGTAATCGCCCGTGCCCACCCCGTCACAATGGGAAACTCGGTGGCCAGCGGCAGGCTGTACCCGCGCCGGGCCAAATAACCGTTGATGGTTGCTTCAGCGTTGGCCAACGCATCCTCAATCACGGCCTGGGTTGCTTCGGCGATGGACACCTCATCAGCTGGCCAGGCGACCAGGTCCTGCCCGCGCAGCAGCGCATCGAGCAGCTCGGCATCCACCTGCCGGTACTGCCGAGGCGTGGCCACCTGGGCCAGCTCAACAGCACCCGGCCGGTCGGCCAACTGAGTGAGGGTGATATAGGCCACGTCAGACTCCTGCCGGTTGAGCGACAGCGCGAACCAGCGCCATCACGCCGGTCTGGATGTCCGTCTTAGCAATCGACACCCAGCGGAACGGTTCAGCCGCCTCAAACCGCTTCAGCTCGTCCAGCTCTGCCAGTGACTCAGCACCCAGTATTGCGTTGTGCTTCTGGTTGCTCTGTTCGACCAGGTACCGACGCGCCTCCTCTTGCAGCTGCAGCAATTCAGCGCCGTTGGCCTTGATGCGGTTCATCAGGTCAATTTCGTCCTGGTTCAACTCGCGATAGCCGGAGACCTTGCGATGCTGGTTGTCCATCACTCGTCCTCGTCAAATCGAACGGCACCAATGGCCAGCAGCGGTTTCGCCTGGTCAAAGGTCAGCTCGATAGGTTGGCCCATGCCGTACGGCACACCGTCATGCTCCAGGCGCTCACGATTCACCACCAGGACAACGCTCTCGGCTTGCTCGTCGTTGGCTTGGTTCTGCTCCGGTGCCGGCGGTACCGGATCGGCAACTGGCTTATCGGCTGCGGCAGTCACTTCTGTCGCTGGTGCGGCTTGAGCGTCGGCCGGATCTGCAACGGGCGCATCCTGCTGGGTATTGCCCGCGGCTTCCTTCTCGACTGGCTCAGCCGGTTTTGCGGTGGCTTTCTTCGCTGCCATGTTGATCTCCCAGGGGCGGCAGCTGCCGCCCGGTCATAGGGTGGGTTGGTCAGCCGTTTAGCTGATGGCGTTCTCGAAGAAGTAACCAAGGTCAGGCGCGCTGATCAGCTCCTTCACCGACTCACCAACGCGGACCATCTGGCCGCCACGCAAGCCGATGTTCTTATCGAACTCGGAAGTGGCGACACGGCCGCCGAACTCAGCGGTGAAGCCGAAGGTGGTGCCGCTGTTGGCGTCGGCCAGCTGGTCGCGATAGATGAATGAGGCATGGTTACCCCACACACGAGACAGGTTGGCGGCTTGGCCAGGGCGCGCAATATTCAGGCGCGCCTCACCGACCAGAATGGCCTCCAGCTCCAGCATGTCTGCCAGCCACTGCAGCGGCACCATGCCCTCATCACCCAGGGTGCCGTGGAAGGCTTTAACGACCTTCGGGTGGCGGCGCAGCTTTGTGGATACCGCGCGGCCCAGCACGCCAATGGTCGGGCGCATCACCACGCTATCCAGCGCATCAGTGATCGCCGCCAGCGGGTTGCTGTCCTCGTGGCTCCATTGGCTGGTGCCCGAGAGCGTGGTTTTGTTGCCTGCCGCATAGTTGGCAGCATTGAACACGGCATTGGAGGTGCGCACCTCGCGATCCAGCAGGATCAGGTTGGTGGTCTGCTCGGTCGCCTTGCCCTGCGGGTCGTAATTGACGGGAGCGTTGTCGATATCGCGCTGCGGTACCGGCGCTTCCAGGCCGTGGTCTTCGGTTGCGTCGGTTTCTTCGGTGGCATTGAAGCTCACCTGGTTTATGCGCGACGTACGGCCGACCTTGGTATCCGGCACGGTGAATCCTTGCGCCAGATTGTGCTTGAGGTACTTGAACTCCTGCGCCCCCACCGGCACACGCGGCAGCACCTGATCGGCAATCAGCCGGGTGTTGCGGTACGCAATGGCAATGGCGGTGAGCGCCGGGTTAATCGGGAATGGTGCTTTGCTCATGTCAGGTACTCCTGATGTGGCCGAGGCCGGTTAAGGGGCAGTCGCCGGGATGAAGCCAGGCGCAACCAGGACGGACGCGATGTCGCCTGCCACGCCCGAGACCTCGGCGTACCCAACAATGAAAGTGTCAGCCGCTGCCGGCAGCGCCACGGCAACGGCGCGGCCGTTGGCATCGGCGGTCAGCGGCGCACCACGAGTGACGTTGCCACCAAAGGTGACGTTAGCCGGGCCGCTGCGCACAACGTCTACGGTCTCGCCAGCGGCGGCCGGAATGTCGGTGGTCACGCCTAGCGGCATGGTGCTGCCGTCATCGGCCTGCACGGCCGCGCCATCGGCAGCGCCGTGTGCGGCAATCAGGTACGCACCAATGGCGGCGGTGGCGGTGAACGGGGTAATGAGTCCGGGAATGTTCATAGCCGGTTAGGCTCCCTTGGTTACGTGGTTGACTGCCTGGCTGATGCTGATGTTGTTGCCAGCCTGGCGTTGCTCGGATTGATACGCTGTTGCGCGGGCGGCAATAGCGTTGGCGTCCTGGTCGTCGACGATGTCGCCGCCGCCAGACTTCTCGGCGAAGTCCACCTGCTTGGGCAGCTCGCTCAGCAGCGCGCGCAGCACCTTGTCTGCCGGCTCGCTGATGGTCTGCTCGCCCTCGGCGAACTCCAGCGGGGTGTCTGCCGGCAGGTTTAGCAGCAGCGAGACGACTCGCGCCTTCTGACGCGGCAGCAGCTGGCCAGAGGCAACCAGCCCCTCGGCAAACTCGGCCGCTTCGTTTTCCTTCTCTTCAGCCTGGGCAGCGGCAATACGCGCCTCACCCTCGGCCACCTTGCGCTCACGCTCGGCAAGCTGTGTTTCGCGATCATCGTCGGCCATGGCTGGCTCCTGAGTTGAGACCGCGCCGGCATCCGCCGCCGACGGGTCCGTGTTCCCCGGCTCCGGTGCGGCAGCGGCAGATGCTGCGGCGCCTTCATCACCTTCAGGGGTTGGGGCTTCGCTGGTGGGTTGTTCTGACTCGGAGAACGCCACGTCGCGCTCGGCGCTGTTGCGGGCGCTCTCCTCAATGGACTTGATCTGCCACTGCGGGATGATCAGCTCAGCCTGCTCGGCGCCATCGCGCTCGACGAACACATCGCGCAGGCGGCGCAGGATGTCGGCGATCGCGGTGAACGCATACGGGGCCTCGGCAAACTCGACCGCTAGCGCGCCGTCTTCCTCGGCGAACTCCAGCGCCGCATCGGGAATGCCTTTGATGGCTGGCGGCATAGCGCCCAGAAAGCCGATATGGCGCAGGTAGTGTTTGCCGGGTGTTGGGTTGCCAGGCGAGTCCGGCAGGTAAACCGACGCCGACCGCTTCTTGTACATCTTGCGGTTGGCAGCCTCGGCAAACTCCGGCACGACCTGGTGCGGCTCGGCAAACAGCATGCCGTCGCGTAGCTCGACGCTTTTGGCCCAGCCATAGGCGGGGCCGTTCAGCTTCGGATGACCAATAACAAGAGGCGCCTCATGCAGTGCCGGATCGTAGCTATCGACGATCTCCTGCAGGACGGCCTCGGTGAACTCCACCGCGCGGCCGTCCAGAGCGACGTGCTGGCCGGCGGGGAGAATGGGCAAGGTGGCGCGATGTGATGTGTTCATGGGGCCAGACTGCGCCCCGATGGCGGGAATGTAATTTGTACCAGGGCAAAACTTAAAATCAGCCCCTCAGCAGCAGATACGTCATCGGCGCCCTGAACAAGTGGCGGTAAACGCGTTTATAAACGCTATTCCTGCGCCGCAAGGGGTATGAGTCAGTAAACGGTAGCGCCCAAGGGCCTCAAAACGCTCACAGAGGCCCGTTTGCGGCCATCAGCTCAAACGGCGTTTCAAGTGGTCTCGGCACAGCGCGATGATCTCATCGGCGTCTGAATCGGATACGCCGAGGAACGGACGGGCCGCAATCGTGCCCCACGGGATCGGCCCGCCGCGGGAAGTCTTGCCGAACTGCCCTTGCTTGGCACCGAACTGGTGGGTAGCACCGTAGATGCGATCGGTGCCCACAAACAGGTCGCCATCCTGGATCTGGTACGAGATCTGGCGCGCCAGGTGCCCCGAGCGCTGCAGGATCTTGCCGGGATTGGGTTCCTTGTTCGCCAGGTAACGCGGTGACAGTGCCTGCCAGGCTTCGCCATCCGGGCCGCGCTCATCACGAAAGCGGTCGCGGGTGCTGTTGATCAGGTGCTCGCCAATGTCCCGCTGCAGGCGTTGGGGCTCCTGCAGCAGCTGAAGCGCCTCACGCAATGCGGCGATGGCGCTCTGGCTGTCCAGTTCAAGCTCTACTCTTGCGCCGGCCATGGTTTATACTGCCTCCAGACTGTGAGCGTTCTGGCGGCCGGGAAATCGCCAGCTCCGGCTCGGGGGCCGCAAGGCGCCTGTACGGTGGAAGTGGCGTCCACCCTGAGCGCTCACAGTTGCCCCTCCAGCACGATCAGCAACCCGCCATCCACATCCTTGCGCACATCTGCCAGATCAATCAGCGACCCAGAACGCACGGCATTGGTCAGCTCGCCCGCTTTGAGCCGGTAATTCACCTTCACTGCGATCTTGCCCGCCTCACGCTGTTCAGCCGGGAACACATAGATCAGCGTCCCGCTGCCCTGATCGAGCAGCACAGCCTGAGGCTGAGCGAGGATCTCTGGCAGGCGCGCTAGCTCGTCCTGGCTGATAGCCTTCGGGCGACCTGCCGCGGTAACGGCGCCAGCCTTGGTGTCACGCAGTGCATGCAGCATGCTCTTGTCGTTCATCGTGATTGCAGCAGTAGCTGCAACAACACCCGCACCCTGCATGCCAGCGACGACCTTCGGGCTCAGCGCACCCACCACCAGCTGGCGGCCACGCGGCTTGCCGTCGTCCATCACCTGGGTGAGCAGGCGCCGCCAGTCACTGGCCAGTGCCTGCTGCACCGCTGGGTACAGCACCAGCTCGCGGCTTGTTGCCGCGCCCAGATCCGCCGGCAGTGCCGGCACCTTCTCCAGTACGTGTTGCACCTGCTGCTCAAAGGCGCTGCGACCGGGCGCGTAGTTCCAGCCGGCGTCGATGCCTTCGGGCACGCTCACGCGCTCGCCCTTATGGACGATCTGGCGCTCGTTCAGCGGCGGTGCCTGATCCGGGCCGCTCTTGCCGAGGCGGTCCAGATCCCGCTGGTTCAATGCGCGCACGCCGCACTGGCAGCCCCAGCCATTGGGCGGGTAATGGGTTTGCCACCATGGGTCATCTGCAGATAGCACCAGGCCGTCCCAGGCTTCATGCTCCGGCCGTGGGGTGATCACGGCGTCTGAGTGAACGTACATCCAGAACGGGCGGTCTTCCTTCACCGCCTGCAGCTGTTGGTATCGCCCCGCGGCATAGCTGGTGCGCAGGTTGGTTTCGTAGATCACCCGTGAGCGCCAGTCGCGGCCGCCCTCTGGCTGCCAGCCGTAGTGGTCCAGCACGGCGTAGAAGTCCTCGCGGAAGCGCTCCAGGGTGTCGCCTTCGCGCAGGTTGCGGTTCAGCACCGCGTGAATGTCGCTGACCATATCCAGGCGGTGGCCACCAGCAACCACAAACGCCTGGTCATGTGCCGCTTGGCGCACCTGGGCATAGTCCACGCTAGGCAGCTTGCGCTGCAGAAACTGGATCTGCTCGTCGAACGGCAGGCTGCCGTAGGTGGCCGGGGTTGCCATCAGCGCACCTCATCCTCGATGTCGTTGCGCCCGGCCAGCGCGGCCAGTGTCAGCGCCTCGGTCATGCGGGTGCTGTACTCGTCCAGCGACAGGTTCGGTGCCAGGCGCAGCAGCTCGTCACGCATGCGGTCAGGTGATGCCCCAGCCTCGGCCAGCTCGGCCAGCTGCTGCGCCCAGCCATCAACTGCCGGTTGCACCTGTTGCTCTGTGCGCTCAAGCATCGCAGACGCCGGGTCGCTCGGCTCGCCAGCCTCGGCAAACTGCGCAGGGGCGGCCGGCGTCGCGGGCTCGGGCTGCTCTTCCAGCTCCACGCCGTAGGTGGTTTCCACGTACTGGCGGGTGGGCTTGAAGCCCGCCATGCGGGTGACTTTCTCGTCCCGGTCGGCGCGGCCGTTTAGGTCCTCGGGCTCTTCCACCACGCGGTACACGCGCGGCGGTGCCGCGCCGGGGAAGTTCCACTCCGTCAGCCAGCGCACCGGGCCATCGTTGAATGACTCGCACACCAGGTCTGCATCGGCCTTGATCAGGTCCAGGCGCACATCGCCCTGCAGGTCGTCGTTGCCCAAGCGGCCGGGCGTGCCCTGGCTGCTGGCGGTCTGGCCTACGGTGACCTTGGCGATTGCGGCGTCCATCGCCTCATACAGGGTTTTGTAGTCGGCGGTGCCGTTGCGCGCGGCTTCCAGCAGCTCCAGCGCCATGCCCTTGGGGATCAGCACGGTTGAGTCAGTGCGGATGGCCTCGCCAGCCTCCAGCAGCTTGCGCTTGTCCTCTTCGGTGGCGGTCTGCGGGTCGAACTCGCCCTTGGCGGTGGGCATGCCGTACTTGTCCAGGAAGATCAGCCAGAACTTGATGCCGTTGCGTTTGAACAGCACCGGCCAATACAGCCAATGAGCCAGGCCCATGCCGTAGGGCTCGTCGTCGTTGTCTGCGCCGGTTGCGTAGTGCCAGAAATACGGGGCCGGGCACGGTACACCGTCCATCATGTTGTTGGGCGTCAGCAGACGCAGCTCGCCTTCGGGGCTGTAGCGGAAGCGGCGGCGGTTGCGCACCTTGATCGCTTCCCAGGTGATGTAGTTGTCGTCGCGGCCGTAGATGATCTCGGCCACCGCGTAGCCGTAGAACACGCCGTAGAGCATGCGCTCGGTAACCCGGTCCCAGCCGATGCGGTTCAGCTGCTCACGCAGGTGGTCGGCTGCAGCCTGGTCGATCGGGCGATCGCCGCCCGCGTCGACCTGCCACTCGCGGCTGACCACAGCACGCTGGCGCTGCTGCCACATGGACTTGACCTGCCAGTCGCTCAGCAGCTCCTCGTAGATCTTGACGTCTGCGCCGACCTTGCGCAGCAGCGGGTCGGCGGGCTGCGACAGCGCGCCCACCCAAGGCCGGGTGATGTCCATGCCATCGCCGCTGGTGGCGATCTGTTGGCCGAGTGTTGGCTTGTCCATCAGTAGTCCTCAAACAGGTTGTTGCCGCCCACGGTGCCCCAGCCACGGCTGGTGATGTGGCCACCTGAGCCGGGGGCGTAGCTTTCCAGTTGGCGGGTCTCGGCGCGGGCGCCGGATGAGCGGTAGTCGATGACCATGGGTTCAACGCCCGCAGCGTTGATAGCCAGAAAGCCCGCCCAGGTGCGGTCGGCGTGGCCGGCGCTGTCGGAGTCCGCGACAAAGCGCGGTGCGCCGGTGGCGCTGGTGACGCGCTGCAGCTTGTGCAGATCCGCGCGCAAAGCGTTGTTGCCTTGCGGGATGCGCAGCTTGCGGTCCTGGAAGTGTTCCTTGCCCTGGGTGGCCAGCGTCAGCTTGTTGGCTGCGGTGAACAACACGCCCTCCAGGCGCAGCTCACCATAGCGGCGCTTAGCGTCCTCAACCGGCTTCTCGCCCATGCCGGTCTGGTCCATGCAGCAGCGGATCACGTTGTAGCGACGGAACACGTCATCTAGCAGCATGTCCTGCTCGGCAAAGCTGGCGCGGCGGCGCTCGATGATCTCGCGGGTCCAGAGCACATCGCCCACACGCTCAAGCACCCAGATCACAAACAGGTCATTGCGGGCGGCGATATCCACACCCACATAACAGGGGCCGTTCTGGTAGTGCTCCGGCAGGCCCGCAAACTCATGCTCGCAGCTGGTGATCAGGTCGAAGTCGAGCCAGGCGCTGGATTCATCCAGCCACTGCAACTCAAACTCCTGCGCCCACAGGTCAGCGTCACCGGCACCGGTGCGTAGCTCGTCGATGTTGCGCGGCAGGCCGTCGGCCACGGCCTGGTAGATGTCGGTGGTGTGGCGGCTCCAGCCATCATCCTTGCCGGTCATCAGGTCGTAGAACTTGTTGCCCTTACCATTGGGAGTGCTGATGACACGCAGCTTGAGGCCGGGTTTGGAAATCACTGGAAACAGCGCTTTCCAGATCGCGCGGCTGTCTTGGTGAAAGGCGAACTCATCGAGCAGCACATTGGCCGAGAAGCCCCGCGCGGTGTCCGGGTTGGCTGGCAGCGCGGTGATCTTGCTGCCGCCGGGCAGCTCAACTTCCAGCGCCTTGATACCCGGCTCCCAGTCGTAGTCGTATGCCTGGAAGCCCGCGCTGAGGGCCTGCAGGTGCAGCTTCACGCCCTCGTTCATTGCCTCGCGCGCCTGACGCTCGCCACGACTGAGAATCACCCAGCGGCGGCGCTGGCCAAGCGCTTCGGCGCGTGCGCAGTCCAGCGCTAGCTCCAGCGTGCTGGTAAACGTCTTGCCGCACTGGCGGGCAAACATGGCGATCTTGAAACGGCTGTCGTCGTTGACCCAGCGGCGTTGATAGTCGTAGAGCGGGAGTGCGGGCTGCAGACTATTCATCGGCGGGTTGCTCCTGCTCTTTGGGCTCGATGGCCGTGCAACGGAACACTGTCTTACCAACGAAGAAAGCGCCCAACTGCCGGCACTCGGTGGCGACAGTCATGTGCGCATGCACCCACCCGATGAACCAACCGACCCAAAGCAGGCCGACAACAGCCAGTAGCTTGCTCATATCCCGTACGCCGCTTTGATGACTTTATTGAGTACGTCCTGGTCAACCTCACCAGTGCGGCCCAGCTCGTCCAGCTTCTCGCGCTGCTCAGCGATCAGGCGCGCGCGGGCACGTTCCTCCGCCTCGTCCTGGTAACGCTTGAGCGCCACCGAGCTGCGGGTCAACGTGGCGATGTTCTTGGCGGCCTTGGACAACAGATCCACCCGGTCACCGGGCGTCATATCCTCGTCGTCCACCTCCTGCAGGGCCATGATCGATTCAAACAGCTCAGACTGAATCATTGCGGTTAGAGCGCCGCTGCGAGCGTCTTCCCGGTCGCCTGCCTGGGCGTGGATGATCTTGGCCGCCTCGGTACTGGCGCGGATGGCAGACAGCCGGCGCTCCAGCTTCTGGCCATAACGACCGACAGCCGAGCGGCTCGGCAGCTCGCCTGCCTCGGCTTCGTCTGGCCAGCGGGTCTGCAGGTCGCTGATCAGCTCATCCAGCGTCATGCGTCCATCGGCCAGCTGGCCGTGGATGTATGCCTTGATGTCGTCTGGCAGCCGGTCGACTGCGGACTTGCGGCCCATTGCGGTCACCAGTACTTCACGGGCCGAGCGATGCCCGGCGCGCAATCAATGGTGTACTCGGCAATGTCGGTACCGTAGCGGGTTAGATCGGCAAACCACTTGCCGCTCGGCTGCTTGTCCAGTGTCACCAGGCAGCGATCAGCCAGGTAGTCCAGCTCACGCCGGATCTCCAGCGGCGTGGCGTCTGGGTATTCACTCTGTGCCACAGCCAGCACCGGGCCTTCGTAGGCACCCACTGGGCGGGCGTTGTTCAGGGTCAGCAGAATCAGCCAGCGCAGGCTCTCGCGGCGGCTCTTTGCCAGATCAATCTGCATGGTTTGTTCCTCCAATCAGGCCGCGCAGCTGCGCGTTCTCCAGCTTCACGGCCAGCCCGTCGAGCTTGGCCTCGATCACGCTCTGGCCGCGGATGTAGTCTTCACGGCGCACATACTCCAGCGGCAGCTCGGCACGCAGGGCCATTACGTCCCGCTCCAGCTTCTTCCACTGCTGCGCCTCTTCCTTGTTGGCCTGTTCAAGGCTGGCCATGGCAGAAGTCATCATCGAAAAACGCTCATCGATGTGCCGCTGGGTCTGCCCCAGCAGCAACTTGCCTGCGGCGGCGCAGGCCCCGAAGAACGCGATCAGCAGCGTCACCGCCTGCCACAGGGTCATTTCAAGGGTCATCGGGGCCTCTCGTTTCCAGGTAGTTCACAAGTTCAACCAGCCGGCCCGCGCACAGGCCGTACTGGTCATAAAGCTGTTTCAGCGTCAGCAATGCCGCATCTGCGCTGTTGTCATTCATCGCCACCGGTGGCGGGCACGGCACCGCCAAGGCCGCCGGCAGCGGCTTCTGCTGCACGATCACGGGCCGCGGCTGTGTGGCGCATGCTGTCATCATCAAAGCGGCAGTGAGCACGCTCAGCAGCAGTAAGGGCGAGCGCATCGGTCAGCTCCTTTGTGGTGTTGGCGTCTGCCTGCTGGCGGGCGCTGATTGAGTGATTGAGCGCGGTGCTGGCAACGTGTGCCTGCTCGGCCAGCCCCTCGGTTGAACTGATCAAGTCCTGCAGCTGCTGGGTCTGAGCCCCTGAACACGCCAGCTGCGCTTCCAGCTTGCCTTGCTGGTGGCCTGCATCCTCGACGTAATCCAGCAGCCAGCGCAGCCCCAGAGCAGCGGCGATTACCAGCGCGCCCGCCATCAGGTAACGGCTCACAACTGATACCTCTCAGCACACACACCCGGCCCCCAGCCAGCAGCCACATACAGAGGCTCCCAGCGGGTGAGGATGTTGCGCGGGTAATTGCGGTTCTCGCGGAAATTGGCGGCCGAGCGCCCGCTATTGAAGCGCTCGACTGATCCGAACCACGTCAGCGGATCAGCCCCGGAAGCTGATGCTGACCGCTTGTCGCGGTTGATCCAGCCCAGCCCGCCGTTATAGGCGGCCAGAGCAAACGCCCACTGTTCGCAGGGCGTCGTGGCTCGGATACGTTCAAGGTGCCACTGGTTGTAAGCCACCATGGCTCTGAGTGCCCATCCGGGATTGAACGGCTGGGCCGGCCCCACGCGGCGCGGGTAAATCGCAGCCATCCACTCGGCGGTGGCCGGCATAAACTGCGCCAGCCCCTGCGCACCGGCATGGCTTGTCACATGAGGCCGCCAACCACTCTCCTGATGAATCTGCGCTGCCAGAGTGGCCACTGGCGCATCAAGACCAAAGCCATGCTGCGCCACCCTGACCAGGTCACGGCGGTATTGCTCAGCAGCACGGGGCACGTCGGCAGCAGCGGGCTGGCAGTTGGCCAAGGCAAAGATGATCACCCAGATCAGCAGCACAATCAGGCTGAACAGGCGGCAGTTGCCTCGGCGGTCGATACGATCGCGGGCCTGCATGGTCACAGCCCCAGCGTCAGGCCGAGTACGCAGGCCAGCACGATCAGCGAGCGGCGCAGACAGGCGGCAGCAAAGGCGATGGTGTAGCGGTCAGCTTCCTGAGGGTCTGGGCTGCAACCGCCGGGTCCCATTGGCCTCGGCATGTACTCATGCGGGCGGGCATAGGGGAACAGAGCGCGATCAAGCCAGTAGGCCAGCACAGCGCCCAGCGTGACCAGGGCCACCTTGTAGGCGATGACGGGCATCTGCTCGGGCGCGACCAGCGCCAGGGCAACCAGCAGAAACACAGAAACAAGAATCCAGAGGGTCAGCCGGGGGAAGCGCGATCCGGCGTTACACGCGGGGGAACCATACATGGGTAACACTCCTCAACCTGCACAATGGCGTTATTGCCAGGGACAGGTCGAGGGTGTCAGGTCGAGCGGTTAGAGTCTTTTGAACAGGGGCAAAACAAACAGCGACTGGCTCAGCAAAAGCCGCATCTACTGCCCCGAGAAGCTGCGAAGCACCCGGTAAGTGATGCTGCTGTTATCGGCCTTGATGATCTCGATGGATGCCCCCTTGTAACCAATCACCGCAGAGGCTGACAGATCGTACTCCACGTCGTTGTTGAAGGCGGGGCGAGCCATGTCGTTGTTGAATTCGCGGTAGCCGATATTGATCTTGTTGCCTACGCGGCCGTTGTAGAGCAGGGTTTGATGGAACCCCGTCTGCCCCGCGCGCGTGCGTTTTGTCCGAGCGAAGTTCCCTGCGTAGCAGGAACTGGTACCAAAGACGCTGACCGCACACAGCTCGGAACCGGGTGTCCGCCCAACTGCCAGAGCGGTAATGGGATCTGCAATCGGGCTTTTGGTCACACCAATGGGCGAGTAAAAGTAGTTCCTTTCATCCGAGCCCACCTGAACATAATCTCCGGCAGGAACGGCATACAGCGCTCCCTGAATCGGCTGTCTGACGGCCAGCACATACTCCTCAACCACCTTGCCCTTGGTGAGCATCTCATCGCCAATGGAACGGGTCGCCACCTGACCGGGGAGTGGTTCGTTGATGTAGTACTCTCGACTGCCGCCGCCGTTGTATTTGACGCTCGTGCAGCCCGACAGAACCAGAGCGGCGGTTGTTGCCGCAGCGAGTACTCTTAAAGACTTCCCTTTGCTTTCAGCCATCTTGGCCTCTCCTTGATTACCAATCACTTCCCTGGCCGCTTCGGGCTCTGGAACGCTTAATCAATAAGTAGCACCGGTCCTAAGCCTTGCGGCCCGTAAACCTCGCCACAACCACCAGAACCAAACCGATCACCCCAGGCCAGATCGGCCCAAGATCATTCAAGCTATATCCGCCCATTTCTGGGTTGCTCTGAGTGACGCCAAACGCGAACACTAGGACAAGGCTGAGCATAATGAGAGCAAGGCCGACGATATCCAGTCCTTTCATACATCCTCCAAGAATTAGCGGTAAGCCCATCGCCACAGCGGGATAAGTCCGTAGCCTGCAATCAGGATTACGGCCCAGAGAGCAGACCTGGCAAGGCTATAACCGATGTCCACATCAAACACAGCAGCATCGGATAGGACTTGCCGGCCAATGAATCCAGCTGCTGTCAGGAAGATAAACGCCCACAGCAAATTCAGTGCAAGGAACCCCTTAGGACTGGGGGCGACCGCGCCAATGAAGAGGTCACCGCCAACCGCTATGGAGTTCTCACCGGTGGCGCTAACCGTCGTGCTTTCCCGTTGATCAATAACATCGCGACCAGCAGCTGTGCTGCTTTTTCCAGAAGCGGTGACCGTGAGTTCTTCGCTTTCATCACACACCTGAAGCATCTCTTCCGAACCCGGTAACATCAAGTGCTTCGGAGGCTCAGCGCTTACCCACTTCAGCACCTGGGCCAGCTGCATCTGCGAGAGTCTATTTAGCTGCTTTCCAAACTCCGTCAGACAATAGCTCACCATATCAGCGTGCAGCCCTTTTTCGCCGACGACCTGAAGAACTAGGTCGATCAGCATTTGGATCTCTGCCTCGTCTGCTACTCGCGCCTGGATACCCTGGAGCGCCTCAATAGCTTGCCGATACTGATCACGGCGCATTTCGCTGATACTGTTTGTCCCGACGCTGTCATGCATGGCCAGCCACAGTTCCCGCGGGTGAACTTGAGTTTCAGCACTGATGTCTTTTACCAGCTTGTTGAGGCGGCGGCGCTGGCCATTGGTGATCAGCTCTGCCTCTGCGCCAGGAAAGTTGATTTCGACGTAATCCCTACCTGCCGCCCTGTTCTGGCGGCCATCCACTATTACCGTCACGCGCTACTTCCTTTCCAGATAATCCCTTCCAGCCGCGCGGCTATTGTTGCCACTGGCAACCACGCCGCCACTCGACCGTCCCTTTCCACCTGTCAGCAAGTCGGCAAGCAGCGCCTTCCGTCTCGTCACAGACATGGCTCTGTAAGTATCGAGCAGAAGCTGCTCATCTGAGGGCAGCTGCTTTGATGGCGCATGCTCTGTTCGCTTGCCGGTAAGTATGTAGCCGGCGTCAGCACCCTCTAATGCGAGTCTCGCCAACAATTCTGCAGTGGTTCGCTTTCTTCCAGCACATACGTCACGTAGCCCTTGAGAGCTTGACTCTCCTATATCTCGGGCAGCCTCAGCCATTGAAGACCAAATCTGGTCAATCTCTTCGCGCAGGCGAATGTGTATTTCATCCACAGAATCATTTGACACCGTGTAAATACTCCACAATAATCATCACAACAAAAAGCAAACATCATTCAGCAACCAACGGAGCCACTGCCATGGCAAACCAGAAGGTACTGACCCCGGAACAGGTCAAACAGCGCTTCAAGCAGCGCGGCATCACTGTCACCAAATGGGCCGAAGAGCACGGTTTCAAACGCAACGCGGTTTACCGCGTGCTCAACGGCTTTGATAAAGCCCATTACGGCCAGGCGCACGATATTGCTGTTGCCCTGGGCCTCAAGTCCTCCGACACATCAGTCGCAGCCTGAGGCCACCGCCATGACCCTCAAGCTGCAACCCGCATTCGGCCCGGCCGAACCGATCGACGCCTACAGCCGCCTGCTGGACGTTGTTATCGCCAGCTCGCCTGTCTCGCAGGCCGACACGCTCAACGCCCTGCGCAACGCCATCACCCGCTACCAGCACAACGGCGCGATCCAGCGCGTTACCACCGGTGAGCGTCAGCTGCTGAACCAGCTGCAGATCCTCGCCGTGGGCGAGCTGCTGACTGCTGGCCAAGGAGGTATCCAATGATCCAACAAGCAGCCACTACCACCTCACTGCAGCAACTCAAGCAGCGCTATCGCGCTGCCCTGCGCAGCTGCATTGCCGCCGAAGACCGCCGCCGCACCGTGCCCGGTGGCCGCGAGCACTGGGATGAGCGCTTTCTATGGCGCTGCATCGCAGAGCGCTGCCGCCTGGAGTCTCGCCGCGTAGAGCGCAAGATCAAGCGCCTGGAGGCAGAGGCATGAGCACCCTATCGTTCTCCAACCTGGACGCGGCCACTCGCGAAGCCGTCGCCGCGCACGTGCTCAACGGGTTGCATCAGCATCAGGCCCGCTGGCACGCAAAGACAGAGCGTCTCGCAGCCACTCCGGCAGCTGCTCGGTGCCCCGGCTGTAGTCACTCAAGCGCGCTACAACGCCTTGCAGGTGGAGCGGTGCCCCATGCTGTCTCATGCCCGCAAAGCACACGTCCAGATAGTCCGCAAACTCCCGAGAGTCCAGCTGGCCCTGAATCAGCAGGTACTGAAGCATGAGCTGGGCCATCAACTCCCATTCAGAAGCCGGGTATGCGCTGGCTTCCTGCTGCGCCATGTCTGCGGTGCGCCTGGTGCGGCGCGCCAGCTCAGCCAGCTCGTCAGTGCCCTCGTTCTCTACGCCGAGCCACTGTGCTGGAGCCTCCAGCTCGTCGGCCAAGCGGGCTGCGCTGAGTACTCCGGTGTCTTGCAGCTGCTCTACCAGCTTGTCAAACGCAAACTCAAGCGCGGTTGCTCTGTCGGTCATGGGTCTCCGTCCTCGTGCTGTGACTGTATACCAAAAGGCTACTAGCGTTGAAACGCTTTTGCCCATAGGCAAAAACGGTATTTGTTTGGAGAAGCCGCGCAGCAGACGCTTTGGGGGTTTCCAATGATCCGCAGGAATTGGAAAAACGCTCGACCCACCTCGCTGCTGCACGCGATGGAGCTGTGCAAGCAGTACGCCCTGGTCAAGCACAACATGAGCGAACAGCGCATTGCCGAGCGCATGGGATTGCCGAACCACTGGGCGCTTTACAAGTGGCTGGCCAGCGGCCGCATGCCTGCCGTGATGATCCCTGCTTATGAAGCTGCCTGCGGCTGCCACTACGTGACCCAGTGGCTGGCAGCCAGCGCCGGCAAGCTGGCGATCGACATGCCAACGGGCAAAGCCTGCGACGCCACCGACATTCAAGAGCTGCAGGCGCTGCTGCATGCCACCACCGGCGCGCTGCTGGCCTTTCACGCCGGCCAGCAGGATGCGGACCACACGCTGGCGACCATCCAGTGCGCGATGGAGAGCCTGGGCTGGCACCACGGCAACGTGGCCCAACACAAGACCCCGCAACTAGACCTCGGAGAGCACGACGATGAGTAAGGAATTTGCCCGTACCAGCGAGAGCGGCGCCCGCTGCCTGCGCGTGATGAAGGCGCTGCGCGGCCACACCCTCAACGGACTGAGCAACAGCGATATCGCCAAGGCGCTGAACATCCCCCCAAGCGCGGTAACCCGCTGCATGAACACCCTGATCGCCGAGGGCTTCGCCACCAAGCTGGACACCGGTCGCTTTGCGCTGAGCACGTCCACGCTGCAGATCGCCCAGGCACACGCGGATGAAATGACCCGCGCTACCAACCGTATCCACGAACTCAACCAGCGCGTTGCCGCTGGCAGCCTCTACTAAGGAACGACCATGGCCCGTACAAAAAACACGACCACCGAGCCCGTTGATGTTGCGCCGCTGAATGAGCAGGCGCTTAACCAGGTGCAGAACACCAGCAGCGCCCTGATTGCCGAGCACAGCGAAGAACGCGATCTAGTGAACCAGCTGTTGGGGCAGGTGCAAATGGCTGATGCGTTTTCCAAATTTTCGCTGACGGTCAGCGCTTCCAAGCTGGCGTATGTCAAGGAAAACAAGCTGTACCGGGCGCTTCAGGGCAAATCAACTGCTGACGGTCAGCAGTTTTCGGGGACTTGGGAGGACTTTTGCCAACTGCTTGGACGGTCTCGTCAACAGGTCGATGAAGACATCGCAAACCTGCGCGCACTTGGCGAAGAGGCCCTCGAATCCATGTCCCGCATGGGCATCGGCTACCGCGAGCTGCGCCAGTTCCGAAAGCTGCCTGAAGATTCTCGCTCCGCCCTGATCGAGGCTGCTAAGACCGGCAACCACGAGGCGGTGGAGTTTCTGGCCGAGGAGCTGATTGCCAAGCACCAGGCTGAAAAGGAACAGCTGACCAAAGAACGTGACGAGGCCCATGCCGACTACGACGCCCAGAGCCAGGTGCTGGCCAACCGTGCCCAGGAGCTGGACCAGGTGAAGCAGGAGCTGGAGAAAGCCAAGCGCCGCATCCAGACCATGCCCCCAGCTGAAGCGGTGAAAGAGCTGCGCCTGGAAGTGACCGGCATGGCCTTTGAGGCTGAAAGCCTGCTCACCAACAAGCTGCGCTGCGCCTTTGAAACGCTCGTGAACGCTGGGGCGGAAACCGGCCAGGACCAGCGCGCCTACCTGGCCAACCTGCTGCGCCAGATCGAGCTGAACATTCTGGCCATCCGCGAGGATTACGACCTGCCCGACAACGACGACCCGGACGCCACCGACTGGATGGCACCGGACGCGCTTGAGCGCGCGCAAGCGGCGATCGAGGGCAACTGACCATGAGCGCCGTTATGACCGAACGCCTGGTTGCTGTGGCACAAGCCATACGCGCCGCTGGCCATGGCGGCAAACAGGCCATCTATGAGCAGGCGTGTGGCGAGCTGGGTATCTCCCTGGCCACGCTGCACCGCAAGCTGCGGGAACTGACAGTGAAGAAACCACGCAAGGTGCGCGCCGACGCGGGCAAATCTGACCTGACCTACGACGAGGCGTTGCTGATCGTCGGTGCCGTCAAAGAGACCACCCGCGGCAACGACAAGGTGATCTGGGCGCTGATGGACGCGGTGACCGCACTGCGCGCCAACGGCCTTGTGCGCGCCGAGCGAGTGGACCCGCGCACCGGCGAGATAACCCCGCTGAGCGAGAGCGCCATTCGCCGGGCGATTCGCGCGTATGGGCTGCACATCGATCAACTCACCGCACCCGCGCCCCATGTGGAGATGCGCAGCGAGCACCCGAATCATGTGTGGCAGATCGATGCGTCGCTGTGTGTTCTCTACTACCTCAAGCCCTCGGCCAAAGCGCAGGGCCTGCACATCATGGACCAGGGCGAGTTCTACAAGAACAAGCCCAAGAATCTGGCGCGGGTGATGGCTGACCGGGTGTGGTCCTACGAGATTACCGATCACACCAGCGGCTGGATTTACGTCGAGTACGTGATGGGGGCGGAGAGCGGTGAGAACCTCTGCAGCGTGCTGATCAACGCCCTGCAGGAGCGCGGCGGGCCGGACATGCTGCACGGGGTGCCACGCATCCTTTATATGGACCCCGGCAGCGCCAACACCAGTGCCATGACCATGAACCTGTGCAAGAGCCTGGGCATTGAGGCCATTGCCCACGCACCGGGCAGTGCCCGCGCCACCGGCCAAGTGGAGAACGCGCGGAACATCATCGAGCGCAAGTTTGAAGCCGGCCTGCGCTATCGCCCAGTCGCGGATCTGGCAGAGCTAAACGCCCTGGCAGCGCAGTGGCGGGCGGTGTTCAACGCCACGGGCAAGCACCGCCGACATGGGATGACGCGCACTGCGGCATGGATGCGCATTACCGAGCAACAGCTGGTTAAGGCTCCAACGGTTGAGGTGTGCCGCGAGCTGGCCATTGCCGAGCCGGTGGAGCGGAAGGTCAAGCCGAGCCTGCGCATCTCGTTCCAGGGCGCTGAGTACTCGGTCAAGGATGTGCCCGGTGTGATGGTGCACGAGAAGGTGCTGGTTACCCGCAACCCATGGCGCAGCGATGCGGCCCAGGTGGTGGCCACCAACGCCGCAGGGCACCAGGTGATCTATGTGATCCCTCGCATCGAGAAGGATGAAAACGGCTTCTCCCAGGGTGAGCACAGCGTCACGTTTGGCGAGTTTGCAAGCCTGGCAGATACCTCGGCGCAGAAAGCCAACAAGGCCATCGAGCAGCTGATGACCGGCACTAGCTCTGCCGATGAAGCCGCCGCAGAACGCAAGGCCAAGGCTCTGCCACTGGCCGGGAAGCTGAATCCCTACAAACCGCTGGACGACGCCGAGCTGCCGACCTACATGCCGCGTCGCGGTACCGAACACAAGTTGACTGGCCCTGTGGTGGAGCTACCGCCGCTGAGCCACGTTGCCGCTGCCAAGCGGCTCAAAGCCATGCTGGGCGAAAAATGGAACGCCGAGGCCATGGCAACCCTGAAGGGAAGATACAAGGACGGCGTTCCAGAGCCCGAGCTGGAGGCTTTCGCCGAGCTAATCCGCAACCCCAAACCACAGCGTCCGGGTCTTCGGCTGGTGGGAGGTGATGCATGTTGAAACTGAAATCAACGCTGGAATTGATGGAGCAAAAGCAGGCTGATCTGGCGCGCTCGCTGCAACTGAGCCCGGCCACTATCGCCCAGCTGATCAACCACGGCCAGTGGCCGAAAAGCCTGGACCGCGATGATCTGGAGCAGCGCATCCGTGACTGGCTGCTGAGCAACGGTGCCGCCAATGACGCCATTGACGACGTGTTTGAAGAAGTAAAGGTGGATCAGCCGTGCGCCAACACGGCCGATCCGCAACCCCAGGCAGTTAACAACCAGGAAAACAACCAGGAGTCAGAGCCGATGTTAAAACGCAAACAAACCCTAATGCCAGCCGCCCGCAAAGCCTTTGCTCTGCTGCGCGACCCATTCGACGACCTTACCTGCGCTGATGATATGTACGTGTCCCAGGACATTCGCTACGTCCGTGAGTGCATGTACCAGGTGGCGCGGCATGATGGTTTTCTGGCTGTGGTGGGCGAATCAGGCGCGGGCAAGTCGACGCTGCGCCGTGAGCTGGTAGCCCGCCTTGAGGCTGAAGACGCGCCGGTTGTTGTGATCGAGCCGTATGTGCTGGCCATGGAAGACAACGACCAGAAGGGCAAAACGCTGAAGAGTGCCCACATCGCCGAGTCGATCATGGCGGTGGTCAACCCAACCGAGATGCCGAAGTCATCGCCGGAGGCCCGCTTCCGCCAGATGCACCGCGCGCTCCTGGCAAGCGCGGAATCCGGCATGCGTCACCTGCTCATTATTGAGGAGGCGCACAGCCTGCCGATCCCAACCCTGAAACACCTGAAGCGCCTGCGCGAACTGGAGCGCGGATTCAGCAAGCTGCTGAATATCGTCCTGATTGGCCAGCCCGAGCTGCTGAGCAAGAAGCTGCACGAGCGCAACCCCGAGCTGCGGGAGGTCGTGCAGCGCATCCAGGTGGTCGAGCTGGAGCCGGTGCCGCTGGCCGAGCTGGAAACCTTCCTGCGCTTCCGCTTTGGCCGGGTGGGCGTGGACCTGGACAAGGTGATCGACGCCGAAGGTATCCGCGCGATCGGCGAGCGCCTGCAGCACAACGTCGGCAACAAGACGCTGAGCGTGCTGTACCCGCTGGCCATCGGCAATCTGATGATCGCCGCGATGAACCTGGCCGCGGATCTCGGCGAGTCGGTTGTCACTGGCCACATCGTGATGGAGGTGTGACATGGGCGCACTGATCCCGTTTGAAGAGAAGCATCAGAGCAAGGTGTTCACCGACCAGGTCAAGGCGTCCCTCGCCTTGGCCAACCAGGTTGGCCGCGAGCTGCGGGCGCGTGGTTGCTCGGTCAAGTTCACAGCCGTCGAGGGCGAGCGGCCGTTCCTGGTCGTCGAGTGCGAGCAGCCGCTGCACATGGTCCGCGTGGGCCGCAGCGGCATGACGCTGGAACGCACCCCCGGCCATTTCGTCCGCTGCCGCTCGTACCTGCTGGGCTGCGAGATCGAGTGGGTGGTCGGCAAGCCTCGCGTGGCGGGGCTGATTGGGGGGGTGCATTGATGAGCGGCGAAATGTACGTCTCAGCGCCAATCACGTTCGCCAACCCTGAGCTGCTTTCCGAGGGCGAGCTGCGGCTCGCCCTGGAACGCGCCAATCGGCAAACAACCGACCTTTGGTGCCAGCTTGAGGGCTACCGGACCTATCTCATTCCGATGCTGCACAAGGCGGTTCAGGCTCACATAGCTAACCAGCCCGAGCAGGTGGCTGCCGTACTCGACGAGCTGGCGGCCAACTATCACCACAACGTAAAGCGGGCCAAAGAGACCCGAGGAGTGCATTGATGACTATTCAAGCCAACATCCCAGACGGCTATCGCCAAGACGTCAAAGGCAGTCTGGTACCGGTCGAACGTATCAAGCCGAT